AACAGTTCCGCAATCAAGCCGTATCTTGTTAGTTAAAATTTTATATTTGAACTGTATACTTGACAGGACATAGTACATGTCGCAAATCGACCGTCTTCGTTCGGCATTTCGTTAAATTCAAGCAGAAAGCAGGAATTTTTGCTGTCAACTATTTGTTTTCCGTTCTCAGATACAGTTCTTCCAACTGCTTTTCGGCAACGGTGCTCGGGGCATTCGTCAATGGTTCTGACGCCTTGGAATTCTTAGGGAAGGCAATCACCTCACGAATGTTGTCTTTGCCGGCAAGAAGCATTGCGAAACGGTCAAGGCCAAGAGCCAGGCCGCCATGAGGAGGGAATCCGTAATCAAGTGCTTCCATGAACCAGCCGAATTGTGCTTCAGCGCTTTCCTTCGTAAATCCAAGCGCTTTGAACATCTTTTCCTGGATATCGCGACGATGGATACGAATCGAACCACCGCCAAGCTCATACCCGTTCAAAACGATGTCATAGCTTTGAGCATGACATTTGTGCGGATCTGTTTCAAGAAGATCTAGATCTTCTTCGTTTGGCATCGTGAACGGATGATGAGCTGCGATATAGCGTTCAAATTCCTCGCTGTATTCAAACAACGGCCAGTCGACGACCCAAATGAACGCAAATTTGGAATTGTCGATCAGATCAAGTTCCTTTGCGATCGAAACGCGCAAATATCCAAGAGAATCAGCAACGACCTTGCGATTGTCGGCAACGAACAACAACAGGTCGCCAGCTTTGGCACCGGTTGCTTCTTTGACTTCTGCTTCCTTTTCTTTGAAAAACTTGGAAACGGGACCGGCCAAGCCTTCGTCCGTCACTTTCATCCAAGCCAAGCCCTTGGCGCCGAAACGCTTGATGTATTCCTGCTTTTCTTCGATCTTTTTGCGCGAATACTTGTCAGCACCGCCAGGAACGACGATTGCTTTGACCTGACCGCCGTTTTCAAGCGCCGAATCAAAGACCTTAAAGCCGGCACCCTTGACGACTTCTGCCATATCCTGCAATTCCATGCCAAAACGAATGTCCGGCTTGTCTGAACCGAAACGATCCATCGCTTCGTTCCAAGTAATCTGCTTGATCGGCGTTTCAATTTCGATTCCAAGAGTTTCTTTCATGACTGCTTTCAGCAAGCCTTCCGTCATTTCGCGAATTTCATCAGCCGTCATGAATGACATTTCCATATCGATCTGAGTAAATTCAGGCTGACGATCACCGCGCAGATCCTCATCACGGAAGCAGCGCGCAATTTGATAATAGCGATCATAGCCTGCCCCCATCAGCAATTGCTTAAAGAGCTGCGGTGATTGCGGAAGCGCGTAGAAATGTCCCGGATAAACACGCGACGGAACCAGATAATCACGGGCACCTTCAGGAGTCGAGCGCGTCAAATAAGGCGTTTCGATGTCAAGAAAATGGTTTTCATCCAAATAACGATGAACGGTTTGCGTGATTCGATTTCTGATCATCAAAGAACGCTGCATTTCAGGACGACGCAAATCGAGATAACGATAACGCAGACGAGTGTCGTCAGTTGCCGTCGTATCGTCTTCGATGCTGAACGGAGTCGTTTTTGCTTCGTTTAAAATCGTGACCTTGCTTGTTTCAACTTCGATTTTGCCGGTTTTCATATTCGGGTTGACGGCATTTTCAGCACGACCGACGACCTTGCCGACGATTTCGATTACGTATTCGCTTTTAAGCGTTTCGGCAATTTTGAATGCTTCTTCTGAAATTTCATGACTGAAAACAAGCTGAACCAAGCCTTCACGATCGCGAAGGTCTGCAAAAATCAAATTTCCCAAATTGCGGCTTTTTTGTACCCAGCCTTTCAAAACCACTTCTTGACCGAGATACTTTTCATCGACCAATCCAGCGTATGTCGTTCGCTTCATTTAATATCTTCCTTTCCTACTTTGCAAGTTTCGCAAAGTTTTCATAAACATCATTTAAGGAAACGCTTATTTCTTCGCCTGTTTCCATTTTCTTCAAATTAGCTTTTCCTTCGGCAAGTTCCGTTTCGCCGATCGTCAAGGTATACTTGGCATCAAGCTTGCTTGCCGTCTTGAACTGCGCCTTTGGCTTGCGCGACAGATAATCGCGATCGGCACTGAATCCCTGGCTTCTCAATGACATTGCAATCTTAAGCGTTTCAGCATTCGTGCTTTCACCGATGCCGACAACGTAAACGTCAAGATCGTTTTCGATGTCAAATGCATCCTCTTCTGCCTCCAAGATAAGCAGCAAACGCTCCACGCCAAGAGCAAAGCCGATGCCCGGCGTTTCAGGTCCGCCAAGCTGTTCAACCAGACCGTTGTAGCGTCCGCCGGCACAAACGGTCGTCCACTTGCCTGAAAAGACCTTGGAATCGCTCATGATTTCAAAAATCGTATGGTTGTAGTAATCAAGGCCGCGAACCATGTTTGAATCGATTTCGTATTCGATGCCAAGGTCGTCAAGCAACGATTTAACCGTTTCAAAGTGCTTTTTTGCATTGTCCGTCAAATAATCGAGAATTGACGGTGCTCCTTCAACGATTTTTTGATCGCCTTCATCTTTTGAATCCAATACGCGCAACGGATTTTTGTGAAGACGTTCTTTTGAATCATCTGAAAGTTCTGCTTCAAAAGGTTCGAGATAATCAATCAAAGCTTGTCGATAAGCCGCGCGCGACTCATTGTCGCCAAGCGTGTTCAAAGCAAGCTTAAGACTATTCAAACCAAAACTCTTGAGAAGTTCGATCGCCATTGCGATGACTTCAACGTCAAGCGTCGGATTGTCGACGCCGAATGCTTCGACGCCGATTTGGTGAAATTCGCGGAAACGTCCGGCTTGCGGGCGTTCATAGCGAAACATCGGTCCGATGTAATATGTCTTGAACGGCTTTTGAACTTCCGGTCCGTAAAGCTTGTTTTCAACATAGCTGCGAACGACCCCGGCAGTCCCTTCAGGACGAAGCGTAACGTGACGATCGCCTTTGTCAAAGAAATCATACATTTCCTTTGTCACGATGTCCGAAGTTTCGCCAGACGTTCTTGAAAAGACCTCAAAGTTTTCAAAAATCGGCGTTCTCATTTCCTGATAGCGAAATTTTTTGAATAATGCACGTGCCTTTTTTTCGATAAATTGCCATTTTTCGGAATCGCCCGGCAAAATATCGGCAGTGCCCTTTGGACGTTGGTACTTCATTTTTAATTCCTCCTGTTGATTTTCCGGCAACAAAAAAGCCCCTATCGATCATCTCTGATCGACAAGGGCGCAAAAGCACGGTACCACCTTGGCTTATAAACTCAGGGATAACGCGCCATGTCGCGGTGCTTTCATCAAGCACGCCTCGAAAGTGTCTTTCGAAAAGTCGATCCGTTGGACTTTGCAGCATCCGTCCACTCTCTGTGCGGTCTTCTTTTCTACTCCTCTTTTTCACCGGTTCATTTATGATAAATACAGTGTACTAAATATCAAATGTTAAGTCAAGCGTTGTTACGGCTTGTTTTTATTGAACAAGCAAACACATCTCACCTGATCGGCAAACCTTTAGCTTCTGCTAACGTCATTTTATTGGGACCGCCATCAAAGCGCTCAAAGCCAACCACATCATAGTCATCTTTAGCCATGTTTGCACCTCACGTTACAAATGAAAGTCAGCTATTTTTTCTGGCTTCTCTCATCTCACGTTCCTTGCGTCTTTTCTTTCCATACTCTTCTAATTCTTTTGCTCTTTCTTTTTGAAGACGCAGTTCTTCTTCGGTATAGTCATCGTAAGATTCTGAATCAATTCGCTCCAGATAATATTTTCGAGCCAATTCCTTACTCAACATAAAAATATCACCTCAATTTATAAATATACAAACCAGCCTCTTTTTTCACTAACTCTAAATCAGCACCACTGTTTATAAGAAACTCTCGCTGCTTTCTATATGCTTCACCAGCTATCAACTCAACGTAACCGCCATTACTTCCCTTGGGAACAATAATTGCCACATTGGGTGCCTTTCCTATTACTGCCCCAGGTGCGACCGACGTACCCGTAAATTTGTAGGAAACACCGACTAAGTCTCTAGGATAGAAATCATTCCTGTATACTATTATATCATCTTTTAACTTATGGCGGCTTTGATATTGTCTGCGTTTCTCAAAATGATTTCCTTATCTAGAGTATGCTCTCATTTAATCGATGAATATAAGAATCGTGCCGATAATCAAATATCTAAATTTACCTCAAATTTATATGATAATTCTGATGAAAACTCAGAAACAAAAAATCGCCTATAAACGTTATTATATCAACGTTTATAGGCGATTTTAAAATTATTTGAACTATAACACATTGTTTATAAAAAGGAGAGTACAGGATTTTATATTGTTGATATATAAACGTTTATAAGGGTTTTGTGTGTTTAAAGTGGGTATTTGATTTTCTTGCCATGATGAATATTTTTAGACAAAATAAAAAAACCAGGAAATTAATCCCGGCTTCAACAATCTATATAGTTAATCTTTGGCCTGGGTAAATCCAGTTAATGTTGCTGATGTGATTGCGACTAGCCAGTGAGCTTACCGATACGCCAAGCCGACTAGCAATGCTGCTCAACGTGTCACCACGGCGCACTGTATACGTGCGTAACATCTGCCCACTGATAGCCAACTTGTCGCCCGGATGCAGCATACTGTAGATAGTCTTGCCGTTGCGTGCCGCTAGTGTATACATGGACATGCCGTGACGGGTGGCGATGCTCCACCAACTATCGCCCGACTGCACAGTGTAGGTGCTACCGGAAGTCTGCTTGGCTTGCGCCGACGTCTGCAGTATCTCGACGTCAGCCCTGTTGATCCAACTCATGATGCCGGCCAGTAGCACTCGGTCACCTGATACCTGTTGTACACGATAGGCCTTGCCGTGTACCCACGACGGGATATACTGCCCGCTTGCCCACTTGCTGGCACTGAAGTTGACCTTGACCGTGTAGCCGGCCTTGATGTCGGTCTTAGGCGTGTTATCTGCCTTGATACCCTGCTTGACGGCTGACGGCTTGCTTACAGGCTTTGCAGCATCTCCTTTACGATAGCCGTTTTGCGTGATACCCAGCAAGTCAACGTTCCCGTCGAGCCCACCGGACCTGTACATGCTAGTGAACTGCCACTGTGCCACGCCGTCCATGGTCGGAAAGTATGCATAGTCTGGTGTAGTTGTGATTTTGTAGTCCTTGTAGGCGGCAATCCAAAGCGAATTGGGGAACTCAGCTAAAATCCGCTTGTAGTCAACGTGTGCCAGCGTATAAGGTTTATAGGAATAATAGACTGGTGTATAACCGGCCTGTTTGATTCTGTTCATGCCGTACAGGATTGCGTCTGTATTTGCGGATTGATCACAAGAAGCACCATCTTCATAGTCAAGCGCTACAATTGACCGCTTAGGTGTTTGCACGCGTGGTAGGAAGTAGTCCATGCACTGCTTAGCCGCTTGCTTGTCACCGCCCACCTGATACCAAATGTACGTATGCATGCGCAGTCCCTGTGCGATACCGGAAGCGACCTGTGACTGGTAGGTGGCCTGCGTGTAGATACCGCCGGTGTTGATGCCGCCGATTTGCGAGATAGCGAACTCGTCACTGGCTTGACCTTTAACGGCCGTATACCCTTGATACCGTGATAAATCCGTCCCCTGTGCCCTGCTTGCATAGACGTTTTGACTGCATAAAAAAAACCCTGCGCAAGCAAGGCCAGCAATTACGATTTTAATCTTATTTTTCATGCGTTGCACCGTCCTTTGGAACCGATACAACGCCAAGAATCGTTAGAATAGTCAGTACTGTATTGATACAGTCCTGTGCTGATGCAATTTTTCCCGTCAAATCCAGTCCCATAATCTGAGCCAGTTGCTGTACTAACAACAGAATCGCAGAAACGAGCGCAACCAACACCGTCTTGTTAAGCGTTCCGTCTGCATTGTATAGTGCCTTTCTGATTTTATCTCCCATGATTAGTATCCTCCTTAAGATTCTTAATTTCCAAATCGTGCTCCTGCAGCTGCAGTTCATGATGTCTGAGATCCTCATTGATTTTTTCGATTTCCGATTCCTGCCTGTGGAAATTCCCATTCAATCTCTTCAGATTAACATTAAGCTCATCGAGTGACGACCTAAGCGGGGCCAGAACATTGGCAATCCCACTCTTGAACAGTTTGGACCCAAGTGTGATTAACCCGCCGATAAGCGTCACCAAACTGAGAATTTCCCCCCAGCTTAACCCCCATAATCCATGTACCAAAATCATCATCTCCGTATTAAATCCGTCCCGCCCTCCCGTCATACTTCAGACAGTCGTTGTCTGAGCGTCATCCGGGAACATCTTGGCATAGTCCTCTTTGGCGAACATACCGACTTTTACAAACAGTTGGACGTCAGCTTTGGTGAAAAGCCCCATTTGATAGAACATATTAACAATATCATAGCTATACATTTTGTTTTTCCTCCTTATTAGCAGCATTCTGCAACATCAAAGTAGCAACGGTACTCTGCAGCAAAGTAACTTGATTGGTCAGCTTGGCTAGCGTCAGCATTTGTTGCGCTTGAGCCGTTTGGTCTGCCGTAGGTTGCTGAATATTCGTACCAGGATCAGCAGGGTGTGCTGTATCATATTCCTCTTTCGTTGCCCCTGTCCAGGTTTGGGTCTCTGGGTGCCAAATAATCGGTTCGTACAGTCCAGCCCCGTTTCCGTCAAGAGGAGCAACTTTAGTTGCGTTAGCCGGCATGACCGCATCATCACCTATTAAGTCAGAGTGCGTATACGTATTGTTTTCATCGTAATAGTAGATTAGCATGATTTTCCTCCTTAATTATAGAGAATGTATGATACCATGTACGGGAAACCACTTCCAGAAGCAATTGCCGTACGAGAATAAACGGTTAGAGTACTATTTGTAGTTATACCTAAATCTAATTTAAATTCATCAACAAAACGTTTACTTGTCAGTTCTTGCGTTTTTGAATACCCATTAAGAGCAGCCTTAGGGATTGATGCCACCTCTACATATTTCCACACATCCAACTTAGGTAGTTTAATCCAGGCATATACATTTAGTATAGAGAAATTAACGAAATCTAAGCGCGTTAAACTGCTTCCACTAGCAATTTCACAGCCATTTTTAGCCGTTACAGCATTATCCCATCTGGTAATTTTAAGCGCGCTAGGTTGTACCAGCGAAGGCACATTAAGCAGCGCATCCCATCTCGTCCTCGGGAAAAACTGCGTGTTAGATCCATCTGATAGTTGTGCGATATACGTCATAGTTTACACATCCTTTATCTTAGTAATTTTGACTATTTGCAGAGTGTCCAACTTGGTTTTGTCGGTGTACGACATCAGACCGTTGGTTTTCTGCGTAGCGTTTGCCGTTGTCGTTGCGTTTTGTCCGGCTGGTCCTTGGGGGCCGCGCGGACCGGTAGCTCCAGTTGCTCCGGTTGCACCGGTTGCTCCCGTAGCCCCTTTTGGGCCTTGAATGCCTTGTGGTCCGGTGGCCCCAGTTGCACCTCTCGGACCTTGAACTCCTTGAACCCCCTGTGGCCCCTGTACTCCTCGACTAGGTTTATTAGTATCGACACCGTTGATGAACCAATTCCCGTTTGATCCGATTGTCGGTGTCGGACCGGCCGGACCGGTTGCTCCAGTTGGTCCCTGTGATCCAGTTGCGCCTCTCGGACCCTGCACGCCCTGTACGCCCTGAGGACCTTGTGAACCGCGGCTTGGGCTCTTGGTGTCAGTGCCGTTGATGAACCAGTTGCCGTTGCTTCCGATTGTAGGGGTAGGCCCAACCGGACCCTGTATACCCTGTGGTCCCCTCGGACCAGTAGCTCCTGTAGCTCCCGTATCGCCTTTGACACCTTGAGGACCTTGTGCACCGGTATCTCCTTTAGGACCTTTGATGTTGCCGATTAACGTCTTTGTCATTTACTCACCTCATTCATTTGTAACATAGTACAGATTACCGTCCGAATCGAGCGAGAATTCAGGAGCATCACTTCCGCTCGAAACTGCCCACAAATCCCCGTTGGCATCAACGGTCAGCGTAAAGAATCCGTTTGCCGGCACGGTGACACCGGAATCTCCTCGTTCCCCCTTGGGACCTTGGAGCCCTTGTATACCTTGAGGCCCACGTACACCGGCAGTCCCTGTTGCTCCTGTGTCGCCCTTAACGCCTTGTGGACCTTGTGAACCGGTATCCCCCTTATCTCCTTTAGGACCAGTAGCACCTTCGAGTCCCTGCACGCCCTGAATACCCTGCGGTCCGGTGGCTCCTGGCAATCCCTGAGGGCCTTGTGCTCCGGTACCACCAGTCAGACCAATCGGCCCTGTTGCGCCAGTAGCGCCTTTATCACCTTTATCGCCTTTGATACCTTGAGGACCTGTCGCACCGGTCAAGCCAATCGGTCCCGTCGCGCCAGTAGCACCCTTTTCTCCCTTATCGCCCTTATCACCTTTCAAAGAATGAAGCCAATCGGTCGCCGTGCCCTTAAACCCTTGGATAACAGCGATGTCATACGCACTTAGCCCGTTAGTTCCGTCTTTGCCGTCCTTGCCGTTGACCGCTCCTGGTATCACATATTTTTTTAAATATTCGTGCAAATCCAGTACGGCATCAGCGTGTGTTTGCGGGAAGAACTGCTGCTCATCGCCGTTTTCTTCCAACTCCATCATTTTTTTGATTTTAGCCACGATTTACACATCCTTTACTTTGTCAATTTTTAGCCGTGTAGATGACGTCACCGTCAAATCACCATCAGGACTGGTCCCTCCTGTAATCTGCACCATGGGCGAGGACCTGACATTATCGCTATCAGTGGCAATGTCTTTGACGCACAAGATATGCAGTTGCGGATCTACCTGTCCTGCTTGGTAAAACGTATTGAGATTGAGCTGCATTGCGTCAAGACGCATCTTAAGCGTCTGATACACGGCACCGGCAACGTCGATTCGCGCGTTAACGACTTCTGCATTGTCGGCCTTGGAATTCAGAATGCTGTTGAATTCCTGGGAGAGCTTGTTGGCCAAATTGCGCAACGCTTGCTCCTCGTTGTTTGCATGATTCTTATAATCCTGTACAGTCTGCCGGTCATCATACACATCTGCCGACGTCTGCTCGGCCAGACGAGCCAGTGATTCGCGTACGTCAACTCCGTACATTTTCTGTCTGAGCCATCTGGCCAACAGCTTGCTGGCGTCAGACACCTTGGATTGGTCAACTGGGCTGTCAGTCGGCATGATATGCGTCGGATCTCTGTAATCGACTGTCATTCTATCCCTCCTTAAACAAAAATTTGATTGTAGCTATAGTTGCAGTCCAGGCTGGCACCATTGTACTTGTCCGTGTATTGCCATGCATCGGCTCCCGCAGGCCTGGAAGAAGCACCCCAGCTGGCGACCCACTTATATTTGGCGTGACTGTCAAAGCGGCTGCTGAACCATGACGCACTTGAATAGTCGCATGTATTCGTATAGCCGGCATCGGTCAGCACCTTGTAAAAGGCATCCACCTCAGCAGTCAACGCGGCCTTGTCTTTAGTAAGCGATCCATCTTCGACGTCGCATGAAACCACTGCGCTGGTCGGTACTCCTTTAGCTTTTAATTTACTCAAGAACCACTGCGCTTCGGCTTGCGCATCAGAAACGGATACGGCCAAGAAATAGTGATATGCACCGATAAATTTCATTTTAGCTGCAATGCCTCGGCTCTTCTGCTCATCAAATAGCGGATTGAGATATGCACTGCCTGCAGCAGACCCTTCCGTCAGCTTGATCATCAGACCTTTGACTCCTGATTGATACAAGTTGTCATACCATGACTGAGCCTGACTGCCGTTGTTTGATGACAAATCAATGAACTTGTTCCCAGACGTCCAAGCCGGGGTATTGCCGCCGTTGCTCTCAAGCTGCTTTACCCTCTCGGAAAGCCTGGTATAGCTGTCTGAAAGCTTACTGCAACTGTCGGAAAGCTGCTGATTTTGTTTGGTTAAGTCCTCGATTTCCTTGTTTGCTTTTGTCTGACGTGACATCAGACGGTTGATCAGTGCCTTCTGCGCGTCGGTTTCCGACCGGTGCTGTTCACGATATGCCGTCAAGTCTATCGGATTGTCGCTGAGGGTGATGGTTGAATCGGCGATGTTGAGCAGGTCCAATGACATGGCCACGATGCGTTCCGTCGCATACAGACCCTCCAGCTGATTGACAATGCGGACATAGGTCCCGCATTCAATCATTCCGATAGTTTCTTCCAGGAAAGACAAATCGATATAACCGGCTTGAAGCTGATATTTAATCGCCTTTTGAGCATTAAGAAAAGCCCTGCCTTTTGCAAGCAGAGCCTGTGGCGTTGTTACGTCTTCCCACGTTTCAGTTTTGACGTGTATGCCAAACTGACTGATCAGCTGATCGTCACGCAGATAATCGTTGCCTCCATTAACGCTGGAGATCGTTAAGTGCGGACTTGAAACATCGGTGCTGCCATCGCTGTTTTGCCGGTCTTGAGTTGCGCCGAGCGGCTTAAGGACGGTAACAATCTCGCTTGGATCAACGTTCCGTGAGCTCGAGACCATGTTGTGCGAAAGCTCGATTCTCTGCGGGCAATCGGAGGAGATTTCCGGCTCGTAGTCAAGCATTAGCTTGCCGTCTACATTCCTGATCCTCATTTCTCCACCCAAGCGACTGATGAGCTTGTCTTGTATGTTATCATACGTATCTTTGGTATCATCAGCATATCGATACACGTTATCCGTTGAATTTGTCACCGTGACCGTCCCGAGCGTTATCTGCTTGTAGGACTCGACCTGCTTATTGTGCTCGGTTATGAGAGACTGCAGAAAGTCCTTAGGCGTGGTGTTATGAAACTCCTTCCACGGCTGAACGCTGTCATGCAGAAAGCCCTCCAGTCCTTCGCAGACCGCCTCCTTCTGTACTGTTCCCGATAAATCCATACTGTCGGAATACGTGAGAACCCGCCCTTCAAAAAGCGTCAGTCCCTTATCCGGACGGGTTACCTTGACAAAGCACGTATAGGGCTCAATTTCCGTATACATCGCATGCGTCGGATCTATATCGAACGTAAATGAATCATATGTCGTCGTGCTTTTCGATAGCACCGCAGAAACAAGCCTATAGTTTGGGAAGATGTCCGAGTTGAGCACCTTCTCTTCACCATTCCAACCGTTTCTGATCGTAATTCTAAACCCTTTTGTCATGGCACTTCCTCCGTCCAGTTGAACTTGACGTGACCGGTACCTTCCAGATTGACCGTGTTCTCGCCCGGCATCAGCTCAAGGTAAGGATTGACATTGTCACCGGCTTTAAGCGCAAAAACGTGGTCATTGACTGACGCAGACATGGCCGTGGAACAGGTCACAGTCAATCGAACCCGGTTATGACCTGTATTTATCAACAGAACGCTCTCATGCCCTTTGACGTCAACCTCGATATTGGAGGCGGCGTCAAGATTGAAGTAGAACGTGTCCCATACATCGTCATAGCAACGCTTGAGACGATAAGCATAACACTGGAATACGACCGTCACCTTGCAAAAATTCCAACCTTCTTCGATTGTCGGAGCGGTCTGAACTTCGGCCATGAAAGCATAGCCCGGCATGGCATCATCCTTGAGCAATGTTTTTCCAGTAGGCTTCATCAACCAGTTCATCAGTTCCGTCAGTTTCTGATTCATCAATGACAGGTTCTCCTGGCCGTATGGCAGACGGCAGGGAAACGTCACTGTCCGTTCATCGTACGTGTTGAGGCCGTACAAGTCGCTCAAATCGATATATCCCGTACGGTACGGCAACTGCAGCTGAGACTTGCGCTTGGACGGCATTGTCACTGTCTTTTCTGCCAGCACTACCAGCTCGAAATCGCTCGAGTGGTGACCGGCAAATTCGAAACCATATGGTCTAGATTCTTGTGTCAATCGACATCCCCCTTCCTAGCATCGTATCTCTTCTATTCCTTTCAACTGATCCGTACTGTTCATAGCTGCGGGCAAAACTGGAGCCGTCGACTCTCAACTGCTTGTTGGCAATGGCGTCAAGCTTCTGCCCGATATCTGCCAGTTGCCTGTCAGCATTGCCCGAACTGAGAATGCGCAGCACTTCAATCTGTTCTTCGCTGGCACCGAATATCTTAGACAGCATGGTCAGCATTGCGCTCAAAGTCTGTTCAAGTCTGTTGTTTGACTTCTCAGACTCAACATCGGATTTGGATACTCCCTGATGATTGTCGGTGCGGGCAAAATAGTCCAATGATTTCTGCATGAGCTGATATGCTCTTGACCGTTTTGACAAATCCAGTGGAATGACCATTTCCGGAAGGTTTTGCTCAGCCATCTCATACACTCCGTGAGTGGAGACCAGGCCGCCGTTGGCATAGCCATGTCCCTTGCCAAGAGCCGAAAGACTTGCGCCGTATCTCGTGCGAGCATAGTTCAGTCCGGCAAGCATGTTGTCATAGCCATTCCAGATATCCTTGTGTCCGGCAAGAGCGTATGCATTGAACGTGCTTCGCTTTGTCTGCATGAGACCGAGTGCCGGACCCGAACCGTCTCCGTCAGGGTCTGCTCCGGGCTGTTTAGCATGCGGATTGCCGCCGGATTCCGTATTGATTTGTCTGAGCACCTTGCTTACCATGGCACTGCTTGTGGAGAGCCCCAACTTAGCCAACGCCTTCTTGACATAGGGTTCCCATCTCTTTACACCAGACCCGCTTGGATTTGTGCCACTGTCATCATAACTCTTCAGCAGCTTCTTGAAGGCCTGTGTTACCGGATTTATCAGTGACTTTTTGGCCATGTTCCTTGTCTGATCCATCAATGTTGTGTGAGTGAAACTGAACGCCTGAACACTTGGCCAGTGACTGAATCCTCTGGCAATCCATTTAACCGGTTTCTTCAAGACGTCAAGCACGCTGTCGGCAATGTCCAGTGCCTTGTCCTTAATGCTTCCGATAAAGCCGGACAGTGAGAACGTACCTGTGGCATAGCCCGGAAGAGTGCCGGAATAACTGCCGGCCATCACTCTTGCTGTGTCACGTGCATTCAGCACCTGTTCGCCTTGATTGAGCGGCGCAACTTCAGCTCCGTGTCTTCCGACGATTCTGGCGGACTTGCTCCAGGGCGTGTAGACCAGCTCGGGACCGGCTTCTCCAACCAGGGCAAGGCCGGTACGTGCAACACCACCGTTGGCATAAGAACTGATTCTTGCCGCCGGTCTGTATGAGCCGACATTTCCCTTGTACGACCCACCGAATGCGTGTACGACAGATGACCATGCATCAGACAGGAACTTCAGAGTGTTGTGAACAGCGGCACCCCAGGCATTATATGATTTGATGCCGTTGTTGCCTTCAGCTACAATATTCTGACTTACAGACTTGTTCTGCTTTCTGGCTTCATCTACAACTTGATTGTGCTTGGCCTTGGCGCTTCCGACAATCTTGTTCTTTGCCTCATTGGCAACGCTGACAGTAGTGTCACGCTCCGATTTGGCATTGGCGATATCCTTATTCATCATATCCTTGGTGTAGCCTGGAATGTCCTTGTTCATTCTCCTGTACTGTTCCACTTTGCCTTTGTAGGTCTGCTGCGCCTTGGCAACAGTTTCCTTGCGCGTTTTCTCAGCATGCTCAATTAGCTTTTTAGTTTCGCGGGCCGATTTATTAATCAGATCCCGTGCTTCGTTATCGCTTATTCTGCCCTTGTCCTTGCGTAGTTTATCGAGAATTTCCTTCTGCTGCCTGGAACTTGTACCCATTTCCTTAGCAATCGACTTAGACAATGACTGCAGCTTGCCCAATCGCTCCTTATTGTACTTTTCAGTAATTTTTTTCTTTTCATTGGCCGTATTCCTGGCGATTTCAGCCTGTTCCTTCTTCTCAGACCGGGCAAGCTTCTCCCGTTTTGCCTTGAACTGTTCCTGAACCTTTCTCACGGCTTCCTCACCAGTGTAAGTTCTGCCCTTTATCTGGACATAACCGGATTCTCTGACCCCTTTGATAGTTTCAGCTTCATCCTTTGCCAGTTTCTCGCGTTTCTTGTTATAGGTGTACGTAATCCTGTTTACGTTGCCCTGCCCGTTGGCAGTGGCCGTTTTAAGGTCTTCGTTATACTTGTTTGTTGCCTTTATAAGACTGTCATATGTCTTCTTCTGACTGGACTGTCGCTTCTTGTCGGCATCATCGATTCCCTTGATGTACTCTTCATACTTTTTTTTGCTGATCTGGTGCTGCTTGTACATCTGCTCAACTGCACGTTTTTCAGCATCCGCCCTCTTTTGCGACTGCCTTTCAGCAGTGCGAGCGACAGAGGCATAGAAACCTTCAAGCGTAGCCTTGGCTTTGTTCAGACTCTTGTCATCAGACTGAACCGACATCTTGATTACCGACAGGTCCGCCTTGTCCATTGACTTCCGGATATCATCAGATACGCTCTTCTGCGCTTTGGTAAGTGAGCTCTTTTCAACCTTGACCTTGCCCACCTTGACCGTGGTTCCGTCATACATAGTGACATAGCCGGTTTCAGCAAACTGTTTCTGCTGTTCCTTTGCAGCTTTCTTAACTGCATTGTTGAGTCCCTTGACGATTTTCTGCGCTATGGACGTGCTGCCAAGCATATTCCCTATAGAAGAACCTAAAGCCGCCCCCATGGGTCCGGCAGCGGCAAAACCAACACCCGCTCCGATAGCAGTGCCAGCAACATTTGCAGCAGCTTTTACTTTGGAAGATTCAGAACCCGTCTTGATGGCTTCAGCTACATCGTCAACAATGCTATGCAATGAGATTGCAACTTCAGCCAATCCCATGATTTTCGTCCCAAACTTGCACATAAAGCTGGACAGCATGGAGCTGTTCCCAGCAGCAACAACACTCTTCGTTATACCTTTTTCCACTGCACCGGATGTCGCAATGCCTTCTTCGATTCCTTCGGCTATTTTCGCACTTTGAACTGGTTTTGACATCTTTTTCTCAGCACCTGCTGCAGAACTTCCGACACCAGTATAGGAATTACTTGCGAGCGTCTTTGCCTCGGCAAGAGATTGATACTCAAGAGCGAGCGCCTTTACTTCTGCCTGCTCTTTCGCAACCTTAGATCCAAATCCGCCAAAGACGGTGGCCAGTTCCTTTAATTTCAAAGTGAAATTAATAACTTTATCAACTACCAATAATCCTGCAATTGCAGCTCCAGCTTTCAGTACAGCTCTTCTGTTTTCTATCACTGCCGTTGTAAACTTTAGAAATAACTTGGCAGCAAAACCCACGCCTTCGGCCATGATTTTGACATCTTTCTGGAAATCCTTCTGACCGAATAAATCTCCTAATTTCCTTGTTGCCTCAGTCATATACGGCAGTAATTCCGCTCCAAATTTGATTTCGAGGTCTTCCCATGCCTTCTTGAATTTTTGATTGTTAGCCTGAGCAGTTTCCGAGTTCTTTTCCGACAGTGTCTGTACGTACTTGCCCTTGTCGGCCGCTTCCTGTGTCCTTTGAGTAAGTTCACCTAACCTTTGAGAATTCTCGGCAAGAATCATTCCCGCCTGTTGTCCAGTTGTTCCGAACAGACTGTTGAAAACAGCGTTCTTTTGAGTCTTGTCCATTGACTCGGTGTGCTTCTGCAACACTCCCATTATGTCCGTCATGGATTTGAGATTCCCGTTAGCGTCAACCATCTCTTCCTTCTTGATTCCAAGATTGTCAAGCACTGAGTTTTTCTTGCCGATCGCCTTAACGGCAGATACCAGTGAGTTGATAACTTTGCGCAGACCTGTACCCAATTGTTATCGCAAGGGCTCTTTATCCCCTGCTTCTGCATGTTTCCATGCAGTTCAGACTATATTTTCATCCCTTGCGGGAGCTTTGCCTTCGTGGAAATTTCCGCATGAAAAAAGCGAGCCTTCAGAGACTCGCTTGATTTTTAGCTTACTTTTTCTAGTCGTTACACCTTCCCGCCGTTTCTGACGGGCTTGGTTCGGGATCAACATGTCATTTGAATAACCTGTTTATAAACGAAATTACGCCGGAGACAGCAAGAAAAATGAATATTAATACAAAATCAGCAGCTCTTGTAAAAAGATTGTCAATCCAATCCATAGGTGACGGAACACCACATAATGCCAAAACAATACCAACGACTGCTCCAACTCCCAAAAATGCCATCGTCACCCCATCGCCCTTCTTCCACTTGTACATGCTATCACCTCCGTAAAAACGTTTATCATCTCGAGATTATTATATCATGATTTAGCCTTCCCCGAATTAACAAAGTTGTTTTTCAAAGCAATTTCTCGCTAAGCGGCCAGTTTTACCAAAGCCTTGTCTGCTTCCAAACCGTTATTACTCAAAACACCCATGGCACTTGCCGTTTCAGACAAACTGAATCCCGCCTGATGAGCTGTAGCCGATACATAAGACATTCCGATACCCAGAGACTGGAACGATGTTGATGTAACGTCAGCAGAGTAGGCCAAGGTGTTGACGGCTTTCTTTGTCTGAACCGTCATCTCCCTGGTAGAACTGAGCTGTTTTCCGTTTTTGTCAACGGTCATACCGAATCCTTCAAGCGTCTGAGATGCAACTTCAACTACATCAGAGAAATCATCCCCCGAAGCAATGGAACCCTGAAGTTCGGTGTTCATTGCACCAATTGCCTGCTTGCTTGTGTAGCCGCGCTTGACAAGTTCCAGATAAGCGTCAGCGATGTCTTTTTGAGACTTACCATACTTCAGTGAGTATTTCTCTCCGTCAGACTGCATGATTGCAACCGCCTTGGTTGCCTCGACGACGCTTTCACCGCCCGTCACCAGGTTATTCTTGATGACATTGTACTGACTGCTGAGTTCAGACGCCTTCTCCGAACCTTCTTCAAGCTTGCTGATAACACTCGATGTTGCTGCAGTGACGGAGCTCGCTGCAGCAAATGCTATCGGAGTGATCTTTGTAATTTTGTTCTTTAATTTTTCAAGTGGTAAGCTGGCATGTTCCGGCCACATTTTCGTGACCTTTATCTGATTCCTGATCTCAGCTTCATTCTGTCTGTAGCTGAGAGTGAGGTCCTCGACCTTTGCCTTCTGTGACTGGTATGCACTTGAAGTTTCACCGGAAACTCTTGCCGTTTCCTGAAGAAGCAGTTTTTCCTGTTTCAACTGAATTTCAAGCGATTTTCGAACGCTTTCCAACCCCTTCAGCTTTACCCTGGCAGCTTCATTTGTCCGTCCCTCGGTTTCAAGAGCATGAGCATATGAGGTGGTAATGTCCGTCACTCTCGACGTTGCGTTGCGGACTTCGTCAGTCCTCTTAGTCAGCATTTCAAGATTTCGTATTGCCTGAAGGTGAAGCTGATTCTCCTGAGAACTAATCTGGCGTGCCTTTTCCTGCTGGGCAGTCAAACTGTTAATTGCCCTTTTGGCAGCATTGATCTGGTTTTCGTATCTAAGCCACGCCTTCTGACCTTTATCGGTGTCAGTATTAAGCCCCGACTGCTCTTTTCTTAAACGTTCAATAAGCACATTCTGTGCCTTGATTGCATTCTCGGCATCCGTAACCTTATTGGCGTATGCTGCCATTACGCCCTCGCCTGCTCGAATCTCTTCAAAGTTGGTTCGCATTGCATTCTTCAGTGCATAAGCTTCCTTCTTGATTGTTTGTAACTTACGACCAACACCGCGGTCATCAAGGTCGATTGAAAATGTATAACCTTCGATTTTAGGCATTTAGCTTCCCCCTTTCATCAAAGATCTTGCAAACTCGCCGGCATCAACCACACGCTCTTCACGTGGTCGTGAAACCAGTGCCGTCTGCATGTCAGAATAAGAAGAATTATAGTAATCTTCCGGTAAAACACCGTTTTCAGTAAGCAGCTGCTTAGCCATGTAGTCAATATCATCGCTTAGCTGCCTTAACTGAAGATTCATTCTTCTTCTTGCTTTTTTGGGTCTTCAGTCACCCCATCACCGTCATCATTGAGCGACCCCATGTCAATGCCCATAAACTGACGTGCCATCTCACGAAACACATCGTACTGGTCGGAGAACGAAGCCTCATCAAGTTTCTTCCGCTCCGTCTTGCTGAGCTCCAGCATGTCTTCCAGAATGTCCGGAACCTTATCGACAATGAAATTCATCAAGGAAATTGGATTTTCATCCAACTCAAGTAAATTGTCATTCCATTCGGTAAAATTCCTGATAAACTTCTTCACGTTTGCGTTTGAGTCAATCAGTTTCCAGTTCTTTTCAGGGAAGCCGAGAACGGTGCCATCAATCTTTACTACCTTTGCCATTTATTAAACATCCTTTCTGTAATTCGTCTCACATTTCTCGTCTCTGTCTGATCAACTAGTGTGATTCTGAAACTTGCGGTTGCTGAGTATCAGCTTTGATGAATGTCTGTGCAGAGCCGAAAACCTCGTCAAACATCTTCTTCATGCTGAAATCCTTTGCGCCTTCATAGTAAATCTTGTATGTCTTGTTACCAAGCGCGGGAGAAGCAAGTGCAGTAAATGTCATCTGCTCAGTTTCTCTAGTCTGAGCCGTGTCAGTGTTGGACTGAACATTCTGCTGAGTTTCGTTGAAAACACCACGAGGAAAGGCGAAATAGATTGCCTTGTTTTCGATTTCGTCGTGAGACGCAACGATAAGAGCACTCTCTACGGTATCATCAGTATCGACATAACCGCCATTCGAAAGCTTGCGACCAAGCAGTGCCTGCTTGACCGCAACGTTGATCTGATTGTATGTCAGTGCTACGGACGGTGCAGACGGTGGATTACTTACATCCACAAGGGCATCGTTGCCATAGACCTTTGTCAATGTTCCTGACAAACCGGTAATATTTGCCGTTGTGGCACCTAAATTGCCTTTTTTCTTGGAAGTATCGATCTCGTAAACGCCCGTTTCAGAAACACCGCCTTTATCAACACCAACAATCACATTTCCATCTTCATCTTTAATACCAACATATGTTGTTTGTAACCCTACTACAGCCATATTCAGACCTCCATTTTAAAATTAAATTTCAACGTATTAGTTATATTTTTGCTATCCAAACTAAGGACATGTCCCGCATCGGAGTAACAGTACACTCCGTTGTCTCTAAGTACCTTTTTCAAGCTCTGTTCCAGTGCGTTCATGTCTTTTTCATAATCTTTAGGATAGTAGAAATCAATCTGTATCCGTTTATTAGCATATAGAATATTGTCGTTGCCATAATCATCACCCATTCCCGGTTCTTCTGTAATCAGCACAATCACATCGGAACTTGCAGAATCGTCCACGTCGAACGTGCAGATATCATCTGACTTAAGACCTGGAATTGAATCAATGTTATCAGCAAGAATTCCATAAACATATGCGGCAGGTGTCATTTGCCACTCACCTTCCTTGCAAAGGCATCTTCCAGAGATTGCCTGATAGCTTCCTGTATTCTGTCCTTTGAGGCAACCTCGGCCGCCTCCCAGAAATGCTTACCCGGAACGTGTTTGTGACTGTATCCGTTGCGGTCAGTCGCTATCCAGCCATCATTCTGGAAACGTGCAATATATCCACGCTTTGACTCATCCGAGTAGCCGACGTCAACGCGGCCACTCGACTCTGTAATGACGAGCACCGCATCTTGAATATGGGGTGTCCCGTCATGGTATATCCTGTCAGAGCGAGGTGTCTTCGCCTTAAGTTCTGCGGCAAAGATGTCAGCACCGGCCTTATTGGCACGTTTTCTGTCCTCCAGTGTCAGCCCTTCGGCCAATCTGGTAAGCACTCCTTCAAATGACTCTTCGTGACCGATTGAGTTAACACCGTTTGAGTTACCCATTCTTATCCACCTTCTTTAGCGTAATCAAGTCAAATCCGACCGGTGGAATACCGTCATCTTCCTTGATGTTCACAATGTCATAAACTTCGCCGCTGATCTGTACCTTGAACTTGTCGCTCAAGATATGGTTGTGACGAACGAAGATGACCATCGCTATACTTTGGTCAATGCCGTGATATGCAATACTGTCGGCCATTGACAGGGAATACTCTCCATACCACACGGAGAAGTCGGGAACAAACCCCTGAATCGGACGTCCTGTGTTGGGATTTTTCCTGTCGGTTGCTCCCATATGCCCAAATGCGACCTTACCCCTCATCCGGCTTGGATTGAGATTCTTCAAGTGCCGCCACCTCCCCGCGCATCTGTCCTATAAGCGAATTCATAGTTGCGTTGATTGTAGTAACCGATCCTGTAAATGCTGTCATGCGATACATGTAGTACGTTGACGCAAGCGCAAGAACGGCCGTGTCAAACCGCCCGTTGTTATCGTAATAGCTTGCGTCATCGGCCCCAACAGCATTCATGATGAATGACGAAGCGGCATCAAGATAGCCGGTCAGCAATTCATCATCAACAGTATCATCAACTCGCAGTGAATCCTTCAATGTCTCTAAGCTAACCGCCATCTAAATCACCTTCTACTTGCTTGCAGAAGCAGCAAAGTTGGCGCTTTGGTCAGCAATTGCCTTGAATGACCCCGGAACAAACGCTTCGTCATCAGTTGAGGCGACATCAAAGCGGTCAATGACACGAATCTTGGTCGTATCCGTTTCGAACGCTCCACCACCGATATTAGTTGTCATAAGAGACATAGCCTGACGGTCAAAGAGTGTGACCGCCTGCTTGAGATCACCGAAGTAGAGCGGGTGTGATCCAGTATTATCGGCAAGCCAGCGGTCTGCAATTTCAATCACACGGTAGCCGTCAATTGTGTATTTGCCCGGTTCAGTGACGTCACGCTGCATAAGATAGTCACCCATTGCATTCTTGACTTTGCGCAAGGCATTCATACCGGAAGAGTTGGTCATGAAGACCGATGTTGCCTTGATGGCAGGGTCAACAGAGCTTTCAAGGTCAATGATGTCATCCCACTTGGCCAGTGTCGGCTTCTTCTCGAAAGCAGCAATCTTGGTGAGAATAACCTGATTACGTGTTACGACAACCTTCTTGGCAATCCAGCCGGTCAGCCAGGCGAGAATGTTCTCTGCCGTGTCTGCAAGCAGCGTGTTTGTGGCCGTAGTAATGCCGGCATAGCGCTTAATGGCATACTTGACCATTGTGAGCTTTGGATCGTCATTGTCGCCAATCTTCGCATCTTCCGTATCAATAGAGGCAAGCGGTGTAACGTCAGACCACTTTTCGTAGACACGGGAACCTGTGGCCGTACCGACATTCTCAACGTTGACGTAGTTCTGGAGTGCATCATACTGGCGGACCAGAGCGTGGATAGTCGCCTGCACGTCCTCCGGAATCGTCAATCCTGCAGCTGAACCGGACGTATCAACAGTGGAATCAACCTTATTGAACACCTTTACGCCTGTAACCATATCCTTGAAATCTGATACGAACTTGTTCTTGAGTGTTTTCTCATCGGCAGTCAGCGGCTCCCTGTCCTCTGCCTTCATGTTTGCGACCTGTTCCGCTCGGGCGTCGGCATATGCCTCTTCTGCCACGTCCCGAACTACAACAGCCTTTGACAATTCATCCTTGACGGCCTTGAGCTCGTCTGCAGAATGCGAATCCGCATCCTTCTTCAGGTCAAGAATGAGGTCGGCGCGCTTATCTTCGAGCTCCTGTACCTTTGCGCCGGCTTCATCGAAGGCCATCTTCAATTCGTTAACGTTCATTACGTGCATTGCTTTACTTCCTTTCTACTAAAAAAGCAGGTCAATCTTGGCCTGCAGCTTCTTCTTTCCAACAATTTCCGCGTCTCTATTTTCAGCAGTTTTTTTCTGCTTTTCATAGGCTTCTGCGCTTGCCATGGCCTTCTTCCATCTGTCCACAACGGCTCGGCTGACCTGTGGATAACCGATAGAATTAAGTACGGGCTCTTTTGACCTGCCAAAATCCATGACGTCATCAGCAAAACCGTAGTCGACCGCCTGATTTGCAGTAAGCCACGTCTCCTTGGCCATCATGTTTGACAATTCCGACTTATCGAGCCCTGTCTTGGCAACATATGCATTCATGATTGAATCATCAATTCCTTCAAGAAATTCTGACGTATGAGCCATATCATCAGCGTTGCCGTCAGCAATCGTCCACGCTTTGTGGATCATGATCTGCGCCGTAGGACTGATATGCACTACATCGCCGGCCATTGCGATGACTGACGCAGCTGATGCGGCAAGACCCTGAATGTTAACCGTAACCCTGCCCGAATGCTGTGACAGTAGCGTGTAAATCTCTGACGCGGCAAACACATCACCACCGTTCGAATTGATGTTGACCTCAACTTCATCAGCACCGTCAAGCAGAGTGGCGACCTTGCCCGGATATACCGCATCCCATCCTATCCAGTCATAGAACTTACCTGTATCGTTATCAACAATATCTGCCTTGACTTCAATTACTGTCATTGTCTTCACCCCCCTTCAAGATTCCCGAGTATTCAGGCATGTCTTCCGGGAAGTAGCCGGATTTCTGCAGAATGTATCGTGCCTGGTTGCCGTCAATGGCGTTGGTCTTGACCATCTCGGAAATCTTTGTTGCATAGCCATCACCCAACGGATCAACAGCAGGGCGCAGATCAGCAGTGAACCGACAGTTCAGCTTGTTGTTCAACTCTCCGAGAATCGTCCCCATGTAGCGGTTAAGAGCGTTCGTGTACATTCCCTTGATTTGGTCAAGTGATGACTGCTGATCACCCTGTCCGTTCAGATAACTGTCCGGTATCCCGTATACCTTGGCAATCTGATTAGCCGTCCAGTCAGTCTGATTGAGCAGTGCCGACACATCGGACTTGATTTCAAGCGGCTTGTAGTCCTCAAGGTCATCAAGCACCACGGGACCATAATTAGATGACTCCTGCTGTGCCATAAAACGCCTTGACCGAGCGGCTTTCTGTTTCTCATTAAGCAGGCCGCCCTTCTTGATGGTCAGAATGCCCGGCGATACTATTGCCTGTTTAAGCGCAGTCAATGTCAGATTCGTGTTGGCCTTCTTGATTGCCATCTCCGAAGACAGCGACGCAAGCGGAGAAATGCCAGTCTTTCCGCCGTTTCTGCTGATAAGCCGGAAGTGTAGCATGTCAGACTGGGGAATCGAGTTGACAATTCCGATTCCCGGCTCGTCAAACGTGACGTTATAGACAAGCGAAGAGCCGTCATCCAGTTCGAAAACGTCAACTTGCGAAGGCCTTAAGTACTCCCACCGAAGGTCAACTCCGTTTTTATTGCGCCAACGATATACAAATGCTTCACCACCTAGCAGCAATTGCAAAAACACAGATTTCCAAAATAGATGCCCGTTTGACATGGTTGACGGATTGTCAATCATACCCTGCATTCTAGATGCTGACGCACGTATTCTAGATGTTGCGAGGTCGCCTGAAATGAGGTTGACGATTGCGAAGACATCGGAATTATGCAGTGCTTCACGTGCTGAAACATAATTGTTTTCAGTTCCTCCGGTTAAAAAATTGGTAACCGTATAATTATCAGAATCAGGAACGGACATTAGATTAAAAATAGGCACTACTTACCGCCTCCTTTCTGACCTGCAATGGCTTCACTAAGCAGTCCTAAGATGATGAAAGCAAATCCCAACGAGAAAATTCCGACCGTGGTGCTCACACGAAAGAAACCCCAAACAAAAAAAGCGATCGATGCTACATAAAAAATAACGTCAACCACTTCCCAAATACATTGAAAAAATTTCAAAATAATCATCACCTCCTTAATCCGTATAATCACTGTCATTTGAATTAAACCAGTCGAGAACGTCCTGTTCTGTCATCAAGTCAACTTGATTGCTCTTGTCGTTTGCTATACCGAAATCCTCGAAGTGATACATCGCCTGGTACATTGCGTCTATGATTGCGTCAACAACGTCAATCTTGAGCGTTGCCTTCGCCTTGTCGACCTGTATTCCGACCTTGTCTTCGTACAGCTGTGCATTTATCAGTGCTTTCTCCATGATTTTGTCATCAAAACGGGTCAGTGATCCTTCAACAAACAGTTTCTGCAGAAACTTCGTCGGGTCCTTCAGCTCACCTGTTCTCTGGCGCACTGCCTGTAGTGGATAACTGGTGTTATACTCTAGACGTTTAATAAATTCGTTAACACCCATCGCATCATAGCCGAAGAACACGACCTTCAACCGGTGCTCGGAAACAAAATCAATGAGCCAGTTAAAGACCTGCTCCGTACTTATCAATCCCTGTTCATGGGCCGTGATTGTACAGTATCCCTTCTTAGCCAGTTCCCTGTAGGCAATACCGTCCTGTTTCTCCTTTGCTTCGATAGATCCTGCCCTTTGCCATGGTATGAACGAGTGCTGAATGACATGCCACTTTCGCCCCGTCTTGTCAGCGTAAGGAATGACGAAGGCCAGAGCGGTGTTGTCGGACGACATGGAGTAGTCAAATCCTAAGTACGCGTCCATTCCGTCATAGTCGAATTTGTCAATGACTGCATTTTCGATGTCGCTGAGTTTTAAGAAACTGTTTGCTGCTTCTTGAAGCCACAGATTAAGGTTTTTGTTCTGAAAATCCGAGATGGTGCCGGACAGCATGTCACTGTCGCGCTTGTCTCTGAGACCTGCTAACAGTACATCATGTTGGTCTGGCAATTGCAGCAAAGGATTTGACTTAACCCAAGTCTCATCTTTGAAAGTCTCGTCTAAGTCATCTTGAGCCCATATTAAGCCTAAATAGCTGTCCGCATCACGATTCCAATCTTGCTCCATCGCCTGTTGCAACATCTTCTGATCTTCATGGAAAGGAACGCTTGGATCAGGATATGACGTCGATATCTGAATAAACTGTTTATTCTTGATTTTAACTTGACCCGAGATAATTTTTGAAACTTTGTCACGCGATTTTACTTCACCAATTTCGTCAACGATAGCTGTAGTAAAGTGAAAAGAATCGAACTGTCCAGACTCAAACGAGATGGCTCTTAGAACATTATTCGTCCTTTTTTCGATTGTTTGATCAGACTGCGTTGATAGCTCCGTCTCGTCAGCTAAAGATTTAAAAGGTTCTGTAACTGCTATCTGACGCAGCATAGACTTAATGTAGCCATACAACTTGTTAGTTTGCTTAAAATTAATCGAAGCAACCAGATAATCCTGATTGGACAATCCAAGGCTCTCTATCAGATACGAATAGCACATTAAAATAGCCATCAAATACGTTTTTCCTTGTCCACGAGCAACAGAAACGATCGCTCGCGTAAATCTCTTGCCTCCTTCCCGATTCCGCCAACCAAAAAGCATTGAAAAAATAAACTTCTGCCAGTCCATAAGCTTAGTAGGCTCTCCTGTGTCAACATTTGGACAAATAGAAGCAAACTTCAACAGCTTTTCCGATTCGTGAATATCATAAGTATATGGAAAATCAGCTTGACCTTGTCTCTGTAAGTCTCTCAAGTGACGAAATGCAGCAAGTTTAATGAGGTATCCTGTTGTTATTTTTCCGTCAAGCACATCAAATGCATACACTGTACCAGGGTCCGTATATTTTCTTCGCTCTTGATTAAAATCAAGTTTCTCATACATACCGATCACATCGTGCGATTGCACAAGGTCTATTTTCTGCATTCCATCACCTCCTTAGCTTATTTAAAGAAATCCTTCAGCTCATCTGTAGCCGATTTATCAGTTTTAGCAGCAATCGTCATTAGTTCTTGTCTGGATTTAGGTGACAATCCAAGCTGAGCACCAATTGCATTAAGCTGGTTGCTTGCATCCTTCATAGTCATGACAGCTGGATTCTTCCTAAATCCCGCAAACTCCTTGCCAATGATTTCCCCCATCTGATCTTGAAGCGTCTTGTACATAGGCGTTTGGATACCATTTTCTTTGACATCATGGTATGCAGCTCTGTATATATCGTACTGTGTACAGTACTGCTCAACCAAACTAGTATCAATTCTTTCAACACGTTCTGTCGCTTCGAGAAAAGGAACAATCTTACGCCAGCATTCCTTAGCTAACGTTCCCAAATAATTCGGCGGAGTTCTTGACACTTTGCCATCATTCTGCAGATAATATGGCTTAGTTGCCACAACTTTCACCTCTCTTTCTTCGGGATAGCCCCCCCTTTTAAAAATTTCAAAAAATTCGCGCGACGTAAGCCCCTGGCACTGTGTGTAGCTCTTCTCACGTCGCACGAGGGCGGGGGGATTAACAAATAAAACAGATTGAGTGTAATCATACTCGCAATGATTAGGAATGCTTAGAAAGCTTTTCACGGCTTTTCAGCAACTCCCGTAATAACTTCAAATCCGTCACCTTGCCGACCTGCTTCAATTCATTCTGCGAACCAGTCCCGTAATAGTCCCGTTCCCATCTGCTCTTGGTCATATGACAGTTTCTGCAGCATGCTGTAAGGTTGTCTGCATCAGTCATCATGCTCTTGTCATACTCAATCGGCACGATATGATCAACGATTCCTGCATTGAATGCTCCACAGTATCCACATACATAATGATCTCGTTCAAGTACATAGTGTCTCAATGAACGCCATTGTCTTGTATGATAGAATTTATTCTGCTCTGCCTTGACATCATCCCTCACACGCGTTGTCCGATTGTACTCCCGGTTATGTCTTTTGGCATGCATCTCATTTCTGACGCCCCACTGTTTCCTCCTGGCTAGATATTCTGCTTCATACTGACTATGCTCGTTACAATAATGATCAGGGTATGCTACCATCGCATGACAACCAGTATAACGACAACGTCTGTATCTACCCATCGTCAATCACACTTTCAAGATATACAAGCATTGTTTTGGAATCAACCTCATACCGTTGCTTTAATGCTCTAAGCCCTTCTGCAACGAGTTCAAACACCTCATCGCCTGTCATTCCATCTGTGGCGCCGACAACAACTTTATTATCCTCGCGGTTGATTACCACACGTCTAAATACAGTGTCTTTCAAAATTTTCTTCCTTTCTCTGCTGCAAAAAAGGCCAGCCGTTAAGACTGACCTCTTGAATTCATTCATCCAGTTTCCTTAGTTGAGATATATCACTGTAATTTACCATCAAGCTTATCCTCTATCATCTGTTTAAGCTCAAGCAGGTCCTTTTCGTCAGCATAGTTTCTGACATACGACTTTGCCATGGATCTGTACTGATACTTCCTTGACTTCTCCTTGTTCTTTTCGTTCCACTTTTTGTTTGCTTTCTTCTTTGCGTCTGACAATTCTGACATAACGGTCACTCCTGTTCCCGACTGCCGAACCTTCGATACTATCATCATACTACTTGAGATGTCTGCAAAGTGTATGATGTTAGTCTCGCATTTGTCCGGTAATCGTCTAATTTTCAATCACGATTATCTTAAACACCCATAGTATCACTGCTAACACAATTGCCACAGCAGCTGATGTGTAGTATTTCTTTTCCTGCTTATTCATGATATTATGATATGGGGAAACAGGTAAGGCTGATAATCAACCTTACCTGCCAAACTATTTATTTATAAGAGCATCAACAATGTCTTTGATGATTTCAAGCAATACCGTAATCGGTGCGGCCCATGCGCCAATTGCAACGTACCTTGAAATCTTAACCTTGTTGAGCTCTTTTTGTTTGGCTTTCTTTCCCAAATCTTTCACCTCCTTACAATTATATGATACACCTTTTAAGGTGTATCGTCAATGATTTTCAAGCATTTTTTGTTAAAAATATAAAAAAACAAGGCTTGTTGCCTTGCTTCTTAATAATATTTTATAATCGTTCTATTTGTATACATGCAGATCAGGGCACCCTTTCTGCAGTTCCAAACAATCGGCGAATTCGTTGTATGCCTTGTCCCTAAGCTTGTAGTACGTTGCACGCTCGCAATACATTGTATCAATGACTTGCCAGTTCTGAAGACCTTGCACGTATCGTGCCTTGAGGATGTGGGATGACATTTGGGAACAATGCGCAAGCGCTCGTGATACCCCATCGATGATTTCTTTGGCAGCAACGTACTTGACCATCTTTTCTTCGCTGTGATTGCCCCCGCCTCGATTAACCGGCATGTCGGAAATAACCGGTGATGCCAGGCTTGCCGGACTGGAATTTGCCAAACGCAAAATGCAGGGCAATTTATTTTCCAAGAAATTCTTAACATTGTTGGCAGTTGCTTTATAGTCGATGTTATCGATCTCCAACAGTAAATCTTCCACTACGCCACTCCCTTTGCTATAATGCTATAATATATTAGTTGATTGTTTAGAGAGTGGCTCCCCTGTGGAGTCATTTTTGTTTTACACGCGGATTCTCAAAGCATTTTCAAAATGATAGTTTATTATTTCTTCAATAATTATTCTGTTATCATCAGTCCTTGCATACCATAACGCTCTGCTGTTAACAACACGGACAGCATATCTCTGTCCCCCCTCCTACTTATTATCTGAACCTCCCGGTTGCGATAATATGCTTCCTACGCCCTAGATTCCATTCCTTAATCCAGTACTTGACCCGACTGACGGTCATTCCTAATTCCGCACCTATGGCGGCATCGGTGGCTCCTTGATTAATCAAGGATTTCAGCTCAGCTTTCTTCTGCTCAACTAACTTGCGATAGGGATCTGATTTGATGAGATTGTACATGCCATGCGCAAACCAGTATCTTTCTGACAACCCATACTTCCTGACGATCTTGCTTGCCGCTTCGGGAGTGGAGCCGATTGCCTCTCCAATCTCTGCATAAGTCATTCCCTTATCAACCATTTTCTCGATTTTCTCGCGTGGCGGACGTGCACGGCGCAAGTCTGCACCAGTTTTATTCGCATGTATATCGTCCTTTTTCTTCCTTACATTCCGAACCATTTCAACAGCCTTGCAAAGATCCGGATCATTAATTGCATTCAAGTTGTCAAATGCACTCCAGCCATATCTTTCCACAATCATCGTAACCGCTTTTCCAAACTTCAATCCCATCGTCTCACCTCACAAGCCAGTTACATATCAGAAACATCAGCATACACCATGCAAAGAATGCTGCAGAAACAACGCATCCTAATTTATTCATCTCTTTTGAAATCCTCCTCTTCCTCCTCAAGAAAGGCAACTATGTTGTTAATACTCTCGACAGCCCAGTACATATGTGTAAAAGCATAGTAAAAAGCCTTTGCCTGTGCCGCCACAGCCGTATGGATATCGGTGCTTTTCCAACGGTTCAACAATCATATCTCGAATGTCCGTTTTCTCAAGCAGGGCTTTCAGCTCGGTCACTAAATTATTTTTCATTCTCGTCGTCTCCCATCATAGCTGCCAGCGCTGCCTTCACCAACTCTTCAACACTTGCCCCGTTAAGTACTTCGATCCTGGCTCTCAAAGCAAGCATATCGCTGGCGACATCATTGGCAACGTCTTTATCAAGACTGTCCATGATTCTTGTGAAAGTCGTTTTGTACTTGTTCTCTTTTTCAGGCAGGTCAGCACATGATGCATACACTGCTAACCTTACAAAATCTTTTTTATCAATCTCAATCTTCATTTTCTGAACTTCCTTTCAAATACTTCATAGCGTAGTCAGGGGTATCCAACAGCGACATCTGCCTCGACCGCACCTCAGGATCTGGATCGAACTTGTAGGCAGGGAGCAGCAGGTAGGCGCGCTTGGGTATCAGCTCATAGTCGCCCGAGTCATCACACCAAATCTGCATCACGCGGTCAAACTCCTTCTGCCCGCTCAGCTCGTGAAGCATGACGGCGATGTCACTGTCGGTGTATGCCTGTACTGCCGTAACTACATCACGCCTATAGCTGTCGATACCATATGACGGCAGCCCGTAGGTATCCACCGCCAGATGATCTTTTCCGAGGTATCGATAGCCCGTGACCGTGTCGGCCGGGGCTATGACGACTTCAGGGCCTTCTAACAAAACATAGTCCATCAGCTTCCTTGGCATCACGCACGCACCTCTCTACGCTCTACCTTCCACCCGCAAATGTATGCTGAGTTGGTCTTCCTGAGCTGGCCGTATGTAGTGCCCGTCTGCAATCCTAGAAAGCGATCCACGGATGCCATCGACTGACACGACAGTATCCGCCCATAGTCCGGGTTGTCGGCGTCTGTACATACCATCGTGATGCGCCAGTTATGCCGGGTGCGGTGAGCAATGTCCACGCTGCCGCTGCGTGCTGCCAAAACCCTTTGAGCGGCTCTTCGCAGCACTTCGTCTTCTTCGTCGTTTTCGGCAACTGCGTAGAGCTTACCGTTCTCGAACACCCCCTTTCCATATGCCAGTTCCAACACGTTGGCGGCTACCGCCAGCTTCATCGGTCTTCTTTTGGTCATAAGATATCCCTCCTAGACTCCTTCCATTCCACTTGTGACTGTACTTTCTTTCGGGCTTTGGCGCCGGCACCTTCTTCCTGCGTTTTCTGGCGTCATCCCTCATGCTTTTGTCGATGCTCGCGAGCAGGTCACGCTCTAACTTGGAGCTCGTGAGCCCGTAGTCTCTTGTGATGCGCATCCTTTTTCTCCTTCTTTTTCCTGGAGAAGCCTGTCGATTTCAGGCACTCCACAGTGTATGCTTCGAGCCCCGATCGCCACTGCCAGGTTATCTATATCCACGCACTCTTCAACTGCGTCCTTGGCATCATCCAGTGTCTGCCAGCCATAAGCGTCGTCATAAGCAAAGTAGTCAGCATTCAGCCAGTCCCTGTCATCAAGATAATGCATTATTTCCGACGGTTCCCAGTCCTTAAACACTCTGTCAAGCGCTTCGTCGCTATTTTCGTAGATATACTCTTGTTCTTTAGCGTCAAGGGCTTTAAGGACGCTATTATACACATCAATAAGCTCTTCACACGAAAGCCCTTTAAGTACATCCCTAATCTTCTTAAAATCGTTCATTTCTTTTCCTCCTTAACTTTCCGTTCAGCCTCTTCAGGACTTTCTGCTTTGACGATTACGTTCGTCAACACGCCGTCCTCTTCAGTATCGACTACATACCATGCCATCTATCTTCTCCTTTCCTAGTTTTATGCGCCGGTAGGGGACTCGAACCTCCTCATCATGCGATGGACCGTTTCCGGCACACTTGAGCCTAATTATCCGTATGTTACAACTATTTCCTAAAGGATTTCTGCCTGGTAACGGCTAGCCAACCGATTATCGACTCAAGAACAATCAGTCGGCTATGCACACGTTGCAATTCGATTGCTGGCCATTATGCCCGTGTGCAATTCTGATTTGCGCGTTAGTTTAAAGTGATAGCTATAAAGTGTTGTGAGTACCCAAGCCCACTTTAGACTGCACGTTCAGACTAATCTAGATTGAGAAATGATAATTTTTTTACCCCATTCAGGGTAATGATTGCGCCCAGCTGTTCGCCAAGACGCAACCAGTCTACTTAAAAAGATCTTGCCAGTCATAATCGATGTTGACCATCGGCACTGGCCTGACTTTTTTCGTAGTGCCCAGAATGGCGACATTGAAGTAGTTCTTACGCATGACAACGACCTCAACAGGAATTCCGTACTTTCTCGCAAACAGCGAAAACTTTATTTTAGACTTCTGGTCTATGGCGTACTCTGTATAACCATTCTTGACGTCATACACGTGTTTGATTGAGCCGTTCTTGTCATACACCACAAAGTCGCTCTTATACACCGTCTGACGAAGCTTGACTAATTCCAGGGGGAATGTCTCAAGCAACGTAAATCGTTCCTGTGTGGTAAACTGGTAGCCGCTCGGCTTAAGATAAAGCTGATAGAAGCTTGCTTCCTTCATCGAATCAAATTTAAGACCGTCGATGACAACCTTTTTTCCAAAGTGAGAAGCAGCATGCGTTCTTCTGTACATAACAATCTCCTATCCGTAAAGTTGATTCTTGAGAGATTCGATATCCGACAAGGTTTCGCTCATGTTAATGCCTGCGTTCTGCTTGTTCGCCAAGTCATCGAAGTTCTCCATCGTTTTCTGATTTTCTGGTTTAGCGTGTTTTGATTTAGCGGTTCTGTTGTTTTTGTGCTCTGCCTCTAGTGCTTCGACATCTGATAAACTTTGCGGTCGCTTATCCTCCCAGGTTCGCAGAACGGCGCATGCGTATTTCCAGTTGCGCACGTTATTGCTCAAGGCTATTTGCATTGCCTTGATGATGATAAGATCAGGCTCCTTTGATTGTTGCTGCCATTCGTTATACGTATGGCGCATATCGTCGTACAGGAAGCTGCTCATCATGCCGAAATTCTCTTGGTAAAATTCAACGATCTTTCCGAAGCCGTCGTCGTCGATTGATTCCTCTTCCGGCTGATCCACTATGTTAACTAAACTAGTATCAACGACTGCTTCGTTTTTATCAGTATTGTTATTATTAGTATTGTTATAGTTAGTATTTGTTAGTGTTCGATTTTCCAACGTACGGTTTTCCAACGTTGGATTATCCAACGTTGGATAATCGGACATAGGTTCTTCTGACAAAATCCATTTGCTTTCTCTCAAAAAGCCTTTTCCGTCTCGCACACGATAACGCTTTAAATATCCAGCAGATTCAAGCTCTTTTAATCCAGCCTTCAAAGATGCCTTCCCATCAGTGGAATGCTTTAATACTTCAACTTCATAAAAATTCCAAGAATCAGATTGCGACCATAGGTACGCAAAGATTCCCTTAGCCTTCCAGCTCAATGCAGTATTATTCAGAACATCATTGCTTATCACGGTAAATCCTTTGCGCCGTATCTTTTCAACTTTCAAAAAAGTATCCTCCTTTCTAAAATCATCCCCAAGGCGCCGACGCTCTCTGCGTCGGCGCCCTTTTAGGCTAGGCCCTATTGCTATTCAAGATTAAATAGATTAAAATGAGGATGATTATTATTTCTTTCATGGCTTGTCACCTCCTTTGCACGAGATAACCACAGCTTGCCTGTGGTACGATGTGCTAGGGAGGTAAGACAAGCCTCTTTATTTGAACGTAGGCCTAGCCTAAAAAATCCATCGAGGGATGCCTACATGTTCTCTTTTACCAAATTCCTCATGATGGCAATTTCTGCATTTCTTTTAGCAGCATCGCTCCAGTTGGCATAATTTTTGTATCTAGTAGATTCAGCAATGACTTGCTTGATCGCATTCATAACGGTCTTCTGATCCGTTCCTAATCGCTGGCAAACGTCCGCCATCACCTGACGCCAATGAGCAACTACATCGTTGCCGTTGTTCTGCCTATTCTGTTGAGGCTGATAATAACCGGAAGTCTGTTGCTGATAGCCTTGATTTGGCCGATACTGACTGGATTGCATGCCGTCATCATCAACGTCACTCGCAACACCCATGAACCCTGCCAGCTGATATCGCTTGGCGTATGTTATGAGAGAGCCGACGTCCTGAGGGGTAGCATTCTGCTTAAGAGGCAAGCTAAGCCACCCGCTCATCATTACTCCGCCCTTTTCGTGCATCAAAACCGTACGCACAGCAGGAAGTCCGTTAACCGTCGCTACCTCCTGAATAAATGACAGTCCCGTTCCTGCCATGGCTTCATCGACCGCCTTAATGACACCTTCAAGTGTCACGTACGAGCTTTTAAAATATGGATTTTTTCCATCCTTGGCGGGTTGCTTGATATTCTGGCGAAACTCGCTGAGAGCCTTATACAAAGACACCATGTCTTTTTCTTGATTTTCTTCCAATGATTTCACCTACTCTATGATTGTTTCTCGATCACTAGCCTTGACCACGTTGATTCCCGCTTGAACGCAGTATCTGGCCAAATCATCAAGCTGATCTTTAGTCCCGCGCAAGGTAAAGCTTACTTGCTGCAATTCTTGCTTAACCTCGCCAGTAACGGTATCAATGAGTTTCCCATCACCGATATCAACCATTTTCGCCTTTTTTTCGGCCGTTTCCGCTTGTTTATGAGCCTTGAAAAGGTCCTCGACCTCTTCGTTTTTTTCAAATCGTCTTCGATGAGGTTTTCGATATCGATATAACTCATCCCTTTTTGATGCAGATCCAGATACCTCTCAGGTACTATTCCTCGACTGACACATTCTCGTGAGATTTTTTCAGCCTCTTTGGCCATGTTTGCAGCAACCTTCATCGACTCGGCAATTTCTTTCAAAATTGTCTTTTTGGCCGTTGACTTTAACAGCCATTTATCGATGATTTCAATTTTGTCAGCACTGACACCATAATTAGGAGCCATCTCTTCGATGATTTCCTTAACGTTTTGTCTTCGCTGCTCTTTTTGTTCAGATTCAAAGCTGTCGATGGTTTCTTTTAGTTCCTGAGAAGCGGCTTTGCAGTCACCTTCCAGTTCCTTCAAACTTGACTCAAAGACACTGAACGGCTCATTCCATGCCTTTTTGTATCTTTTGCGCACGTCAGCAATACTTTTTTCAAGCTTGTTGACCTCTGTCCTTGAGGCTTTGGTCGCTTTGATGCTATCGTCAGTAGCGACTAATCCTTTTGTTTTTTCAAGCGTTTCGTTAACGTACAGTTTCAGCCTGTCAGCACTTGGAAACTCGATAGTCCCAGGCGTGAAGTTAACCTCGATTTTTTTTAATGGTTCCATCTTCAAAATCCTCCTAGAGTGTGCTATACTTAGCACTGTAATAACAACCGTTTTAACCGCCCTATCCTATCGGGCGGTTTTTTAGTCTACGTCGATTTTGTCAAACTCATCCAACATTTTTGACAAAGCATCATAAGGCTTCCACCACTTTCTGTCTCGCATAATAAGTTGGTCGAACGCCCACAGAATGCTGTAGGCTTCTTTGGTGTTGCGCACCCAGTCTCTAACCATTTTTTCCGGATCTTGATCTTCCATATTCTTACCCCCTTACGATGGCGTCTTTTTCTTCGTCCAGTCTTTCAAGGCTGTCCATCAACTCGGACCTGTTCCACGCCGTATCAAGTGACTGTTCAAGTGACCAGTCATCATCTGGCACAATATCGCCCACGGTGTACTGCTTGAGGATTCTGTTCCTCGTCTGTTTAATTCCTGCTAAAACGTTCATTTTTTGTTCCTCCTTTTAAATACTAGATAAGGCGTTCATAGGCCTTACATAAATCACCCAACGCCGCTATAATCCGTGCTTCTTCCAACGGTTCGTGCGGTGCTTTCAATTCATCAACTAACACGCTGATTAAGTTCAGCGTTTCTACTTTCAAACTCATAATAATTCCTCCTGCTGGTGTTATAATTGACCCATCTCCTTGTAGAAAGGAGGTGAAATCATATGTCTCAAATTTCTAACGAGCAATTAGCCCATGATTTAGCCGTTGCGGTTGTCTCTGCACAACTTTCCAAGGAAGATAACGTATCTGCAGGCATTTCAGTTATCAGCAAGTACGAAGAAGCCTACGATACTCTCCTCGGTTTACTCAATAGGACTAGATAAGCCGTTTATATAAAAGTGATTGAGAATTAGTTTTTCAACCACTTGTAGAGCCTGATTAGAATTGCCTTTTTAATCAGGCTTTTTGCCCCTTCAGTTTCCTGAAGAAGCAAAACCTTTGTTTTTGCTTCTTCATCTCGAAGTCGCATTTCGTTGTCGGTATGTTCAAATCCAAATGGGTCCTTTGCATTCATTTCTTGTTTCTCCTTTTCCTTATAGTTTCAATTACTTCGATTTTCTTAAGCACCTTTTCAAGCATTTCGTCTCCGTACGTTTTTTTTGTGATGTCTATCAGCTTTTTGGCATCCTCACCGCGAGCTTGCGTTTCTAGAATACAAAACGCTGCAATGTAAGCTAGCAGCTCTTTTTCTGCATCGGGATCATTGACATATGAAGTTACAGCGGCAACGAGCCATGCACTATTTTCTGTTTCCCATTTCGTGTTACTAGCCATGGCAAGCAACAAACCCATGGTACTGGCAGGCACCATGACGGCTTTTTCTTTCCCTATTTCCACGCTTTTCATCTCCTATCTCCTCGGCACGCTTGCCGACCACTTGATGCGCGCATGGTTTTCTTCCATCCACTCACAAGCTGATTTAGCAAAAATCATTTGCTTTTTGCCTTTACCACCGTGTGGATTTAAGCACCAACCACCTTTATCAAAATCAATCTCATCAGCAAATGGTAAAATCACATAACGTCTTACCCACTCTGCTGACTTGTTGAAGCAACAATGTTTTCTAAATTCATCGATTGACCAGGTTATCCCTGATAAATTTTTATCAAGCAGATCATCGATTCTGCTGTTAACCAAGTTTTCGACATATTTTTGGTCAACAGTTATTTCTATTGGTGACATATTAAATCCCCTTTCTGATTGCATTCAGCCCGTCTTCCGAATAGAGCCATTGTGCAACTTCTTTGTCACTGTATCGTGATTTTGAATTGGCCCATCTGCCGAATCTGTTTTGACCAGGCTGTTCGGCCTTTATGCCGAGCTGATTTGCAATCTTGCCTACTTTTTGCGCAGGGATTCCCAATTTCTCGCCTACTTCCGTAGCAGAGTATTCCTTGCGTTTCATGACGGGGATAGTCATTTCACCTGTCAGTTCCTTAGCTGCCAAAGCGAGCATTGATTGCGCTGAAGATTGAGATTCAGTAGCCATTGCAATCTTGTAAAGCAAATTTGCTTTACGCGTTTTTGCATTTTCTTCCATAATCGCTAATCGTTTGTTGGCAACCAGTGCTTTGTTGTCTGCCTTGATTGCCTGCCGCATGTTGAAATAGTTGTCAACCAGATCATCGTAAATATCCCATGCGGTATCGTCTTCAAGGATTTTAAGCAACTTTGCATAGCCACGTTCAGACAGCATGTAGATGTTGTTAGCGTTATTGACTTCAATTTTCGAAAATTTAAGGTCATTCAGAACGACCATAGACTTTTCAATTTTTAAATCTAAGATATCAATTCCAGTTAAAAAACGTGGTCGGTTACGATTAATTAATTCATTAATTCTTTTAACCGTTGATCCATGAATTGCTGCAATGTCTTTAACAAGCATCGCTCTCTTATTTTCACCGAATCCGCCTTCGATTCCTGTGAATTCATATTGGCCAATTTTTTCTCGGCCTAAAACTTTGAGTTCCATTTCTGATCCTCCTTTAGCTAAGCTTAAAGTCAGAGATGATCTTTAAAATCACTCTGTTTGCTTGCGGATTTCTCTTGCGGCCCGCTAAATAATCTGACAAATCTTGTTTAGACATCCCGTACATCGTTGCTAACGATGCAATCGATATGTCATTTGCGTCAAGATATGCTTTGATTTTTTGCCTTCCATTTAAGGTTTCTGGCATGGTTGTCACCTCCTTAGTCTGTCTCATCAGTGCATGGTGACCAACCCATGCAGACGGGGGATTATCCCCCGTTTCGACAACTATCAGGGCAGTTCTCGTCATGGCAGGGGACCTTTTTCAATTTGTCCCCCGCTCGGATATGATCCCTGACAGGTGACACTCTTGTTTCCGGTGGTGTCCACCGTTAAATTTTCAAAGAACAAACCCAAGCTGATTACTAGGCGTATTATTTGTAATCGTCGGTGTCTAGTACCGACGAAGCTAGTTAGCGGCCCCGCCCTAGGCCTCATTTAATCGGGAATACGTTCCCGAACTTGGGTAAGCAAAACCGTAAGTAGAAATGACAGAAAAATTCGTATAAAATAGTTGACTATTTTTATACGAAGTTATAAAATGAAAACGTGATAAATAAGCAAGAACGAAGGCTTTCTTTGGACTTTAAGCCTTTATTCTCTTTCTTTTCTCTATCAAAATAACTTACTAGATAACTTACAAGATTATATTATTACGTTTCGTATAAATAGTCAACACACTTTTTATGCTTTCGTGTAATTTTCTTGTGGAAAGCGCGAGGAACGTTGATATGACAACATTTGAGATAATAAAAAAACTTGCCAAAAAACATGACAAGTCTCTTCAACAGGTGGCGATCGACCTGGGATTCAGTTCAAATCTGTTTTACAGGTGGAAAACCTCTGAACCCAAGGCGCGCGATTTGGAAAAAGTGGCTGATTATTTTGGTGTTTCTGTAGATTATCTTCTTAATAGAAAAACCTCTAGCAAAACCGATATGACCATCGAAGAAGCGCTCGATTCTGTTATGAGTTACGACGGAAAACCTATCACGGATAACGATCGCGAAGTGCTGCGCGGCATAATTGAGGGATATCTTAATACCAAAAAGGGGTGATGCGTCCTGAAACGCTTGGAAATAGAAAAGAAATACGGTGTTACAGTGGCCTACAGTGACTGCTTGGATGGAAAAGGCTACTACATACCAGTCTGCAGAATGATAGTAGTCAACAGCCAGCTATCCGAGCAGGAACAGTTTGAAGTGATACTGCATGAACTTGGTCATGCTCGCCAGGCTGACTACTCCGGACTGTATAACTGCACCAAGACGGCGCATTCGAAAATGGAAGCCGAAGCAGTAAGCTTTATGCTTCAAGAAGAAGTCAAGGAGTATCTTTCGGAAAATTCGCTGGAGAGTTCCAGTGTCAATCCGGTTGTTTTCCTCGAAAACCGGCATCTGTCTCTAAGATACGCCCCGGTCGTCGAGAAAATCTTGTCACAGATTTAAAGTGTCCGACCAGCAGAGTCGATGTCATTAAAAGCTATCTCAATACTTATGTAAAAAGGAGATTAACTATGGCTTTACGCGATAATATCAAGGATTTGGCGGCACAGAAAAAAATTTCAGTTGCTGAATTAGAAAGGACTTTGGGGTTTGGAAATGGTTCAATTTCTAAGTGGAATAAACAGTCTCCCTCAGCCGATAAGCTAAAAAAAGTCGCCGACTATTTCGGCGTGACAATTGATTATTTGCTAGGTCGTCCTGACAGGAAGGAAACTAATGTCGAGCTGTCCGATGATGATGTAATTATGACATGGCGAGGGAAGCCGTTGTCTGATGAAGACAGAGAGCTAATTAGACGGATCATGAACGGAAAATAGTGAAGTGTTGAGGTGATTAAATTTTGGATACAAATGAAGTACACACATTGATTAACGCACTGAAAAGTATTGTTGATGAGAATAATGGTATTATCACTATTCCTGATTATGGGACATACGGAATTCTGAATTTAAAAGGCACGAATTATAACTTTTACTTTGACTTAAACAGGCAGGGACACCGATCACCTAAGTGTACGTTTCAGCTCAGGGAGACAAAGCACAAATCTGATGTTTTGCTAAGAGTGGATTTATTCGGCCGCCCTCATATAAATCCTATTGGCAACTATAAATATTCAGGTCAAGAAATTCCTTGCCCTCATATCCATTTAGCTGATTATAAAGATTTCGGAATTTCTGTTGCAATACCATTGTCAGACCCTTTAGCAAGTATTAAACTTGGGAAAAGTGGAACGGATAATCTCGTCGATTGCTTAAAAAAAGTTTTACACAGAATAAATGCTGCTAATTATAAATATTTTAGATATAACGAAAATAAAAACTTAGAAATTTAAAAAAGAAAAGGAGGTAACCAAGCATGGAATCAGAAATATTAACAATACAAAAACTAAAAGATGAATACTTCAAGTGGGCTACAGAAAAAATCCAATTCTCCGAACTAGATGGCTGCATTGAAATTAGCACTCCGTTTGTTGATATGTATAATGACCGGATAACAATTTACATTGTAAAAATCAAAAATGGGTATTGCCTGACAGACGATGGTTACACCCTTGACGAGTTAAGCATGCTTGGCATTAAGTTTTCAGGTAAGTATTCTAAAAGGAAAAAAACTTTCGATAGAATCTTAAGAAACTTCGGCGTTAAGCAATCAGACAACGAATTAACAATAGATATTTCTTCCTTGGAACAATATCCAGGCGCACAATTAAGACTCGTTCAATGCATAATCAAAGTGTGTGATCTTCTTCAAACATCAAGAGAAAAAGTTGCCGATTTATTTTATGATGATGTAGCAAACTTTTTCCTGGATAACGGAGTGCAATTCAGTTCCGATGCTAATTTTATTGGGAAAACTGGAAATCCAAACAGTTTTAACTTCTTAGTGGGAAAAAGTAAAAAGAAAAAAGAACAGGCCATTCAAATGGTAAACAACCCCTCTACCACAGCATACACTTCTCCGCTTCTTAGTATTATTGATGTTCGTGAATTAAGGCCGGATACAGAATTCTACGTCTTGGCTAATAACGAAACAAACACTATATCGGATAAGTTTTTAGCGGCATTTTCGAACTACAATATCGTTGTTCTTCTTTGGTCGGAAAAGATGGAATGGTTGTCTAAATTTCAAGTAGTTGCTTAGGTAAAGATGCGATCAAAAGAAATATATCCCCTGGGCCTACTTAAGTTTAAAACGAAACGAGATGGTACTGTGAATGAATTGACTCAATGGCTACTTAATTTTGCATTCAGCCATGGAATAGGATATACGCTGACTGGAGAGCTGCCACCTGATGTTCCTTCATGCGCAATTCCCGCCAGACAGGCAATAATTATCAATACCAACTACGAAAAAAAGGAACACATCCCTTTCATCATTGCACATGAAATAGGTCATGTTCTCAATGGTGATTCTGGCACGTGCTACTACTCAACGTATTCTGCCAGGAGCAAGTATGAAGCAGCGGCCAACAGGTTTGCAATCGATTTGATCAGACGCTATGCAGAATCTAAAGGCGACAGCTCTTGCAGCTACATAAAGTTTGCCGAGACTTGGTGCATCCCTTCTGACCTATACGAGAACGTCAAGGAAGAATTCAAAGATGTCTATTGAACAAATGGACGCTTTTGAAATTGAACAACTGAATAGAGATGCTGAGAAACTGACTAAAAATAAAGAAAAGTTAGTAAAAGAGATTGACAAAAATAATAACAAGCTTAACAACCTTTCACTAAAAATCATCGATGCCGAAGAATATAGGCAGAATTTGGCTTTTGAAAAAAAACGAAAATTAACAATTGAAGATAGAATAGGAGTCGCAATTATGGGTACGAAAATAGAAGTTGTTACTTTAAAAAGCAGCAGCAAATAAAATTTAGGAAAGGAAAAGCTATATTCTCTCTGATAATATGGAAAAATATTTTATGTTTCTATATTATTCTATATTTTATATAGCAGAATGCACAATGTTTAACAATGAGGAAATTTTAGAAATACCTGACGCTTCTCAATATTGGCTTGTTCGCGCAGGAAATAATGCTGAATTTTACAAAGATTTTCAGTACAACAACTTTATCGCTATCGGTGGTAACGAAATTAAGTTGGAAGATCTTTTGGGAATAGACAATTACTATAAAGTGTCCGATGACGACCTTAAGAAACAATACAAAGATAAATTTTTCCGTGTTTACTATGATAGAGCCATAGAAAACGACGCCTTTTCAAAGAATCCCAATCATCGTCAGGAGGAAATAAGAAAACTTGAACGGAGTAGTCGCAGCATCGCTACCAAAACCTTTAACTTTGTTGAAAAAATGAAAATTGGTGATTTTGTTATTGTGCCTGACAACGGGAGCAAACACTTCTCTCTTGGGGTCATTACAAGCAAGGTATTTGACTACGAGATAAACCACGTTGCCGAAGAAGAGACACTCGATGACGATTTAGGCGTTGGTTATCACGTCTCTGACTTCGAGAAAAAAAGACGTGTTTTATGGATAAAGGAATTTGGAAGAAAAAGTTTACCTGATAAACTCTCGTGGATTCGCCAAACTCGCCAAACAATTTACAACCTAACTTCAGATGCAGAACAAATAAACCCACTCGTATCAGCAAACTACATCTACAAGGGAGAGTTCCACTCTCGTATAGGTGTCACAACTGATAGGCCAGTGAGTTCTAAGGATTTATTCGAGTTTCAGAAAACGATATTAGATATCGTTGGAAATAAAGCGGCCGAAATTCATCAGAAGATAAGCGTTCAATCACCAGGTTTCATACTTCTTCAAACTTCATTAGAGAATTACCAATACTTAGCGATGGTAATTGCAGTTCTTTTCGGGAGCTTTTCTTCTGAAAGTCATGGCATAAAAATCAAAGTCACTGGCTTAATGGATAAAATTCTAAACTGGGAGACAGATAAAAAGTTATCCGAAGAAAAGGTGCGTGGATTAAAGCTAGACAACGATCACAAGGAGTTAGAAAACAAAATCAAAGAATTTGAATTGAGAGAGCTTGAGCTTCAATTAGATAGAGAAAAACTAGAAATAGATAGAGAAAAACTAGAAAATTTGAAGCTCAATAATTCCGAAGTTGGTGACGAAATACCACTCGAAAAGCAAATGGATAATCTCTCTGAATCTCCGGACCGACTTCAAAAAAAGCAATAGCCATGATTACCGAATTTACAAAAGGCATACCCGAATATGAGAAAACAAAATTTATCATAGATGCAATATAAAAGTAACCAAACCCGACTTGAATTGCGCTTATCTTTCTCCTATTCATTTGACCACCTCCGCTGATACCTAAATTATCATTTATTCTCTGAACCATGTCAAGAAATTTTTGACCAATCCACGAAGTTGAAAAAATATTATTGAAAATATAAATAAAGGAAGGTCTCACTATGGGATTTTTGGATAATTTCAAAGCCGACGTTGCAAAGATGCAAAAAGAAGCCGAAGAAAAGAGAGCAAAAGAAAAAGCAGATCGTGAAGAACGTATCCGTCTGGCTGATGTGCTCTGCTAAGGAGGTTGACTAATGGAAAAAGAAAAAATAAGTTTTGGATGCAAGATAATCATTGTTTTGCAAATAGTTACAATTGTCGTTCAGCTTTTGAACTTGCTTAAATAGGTGGTGTTAGCATGATTAATCTAGATAGCCCTGATATTTTGACCGCACAGGAAGCTGCCAAAATATGAGACAAGAACGAAGCTTACGTTAGAACT